AGATCATCGGGGGAAGCTCGACAATGGAGGTAGGTACTGTCATAGGCGTGCTTCAAAGCCATTTTCTCCAAAAACAATGCTCGAGGAGCATCACGGAAAATACGACCAAGATGGAAATCTGAGACAGTTTGACTGGCAAATGCATTGCATCGCCATTTAGCCTTCTTCTTGATATACTGCCCCTTTGGAAATATGCGTGTGAAAGTGTAATGCATGTCCAGATCCTGCTTGGCGATACTGGCGACCAAAGTCTTTTTGGTACGTTTGCTGGCCCAAGACGCTAACTTCTCAGCCTCACACTGTTCCATAAGAGGGAAATTTTCAGGTTCAGCAAGCCAACTATCCATATCAAAGAACTTGCTAAAACCCTTCTTTAGGGACTTGAGACGCCGAGCATCCTTAGAACTCCAAGGGAGATCATGCTTGCCGATGCGAATTCGTTTGCGTTGCCCCATGATATCTGTGACCTTGTCAGCTCGTGTATGATGTAAGGCATCAGGTGCACCATCTGCGATGTGCTGGAAACTGAGGATGTGTTCATTCTCAGGTAGGAAAGATTCGCGTTGGACATCATCCATTGGCTCATTGATATCATCTACCGGATCAGGTTGCGCAGTTATAGGTTGAGCCTCAGGGAGCTGATAACCTGTAGAATCTGTGTGCAAAACAGCCTCAGGATCCAAATCAGTGAAATGGCGAACAATGTCAGCAACTGGAGAAGCAGAATTGGCAACTGTGGCAGTGTGCCTGGAAAACGCAGCACCAGAAGCACCACGAACACCCAGCTCAGCACGGTAAGTCCTAGCAGTGTAATAGTCCGATGATTTGGAATTATTTAACCAGCCAGCGCGATGTTCTGCAGAGACATGAGTGGCACCAATAACAGAGCTCGGAGCAGGCAACCCAAGCCGAATACAAGCTGCAGGAGAAAGGCAGCGGGCAAGGTGAGAATACACGGCAGTCCTGACTAAACCATCCACATCCATTTGAGCAGTGACATAAGGGGTTTGTCGAATGGTGGCAACCGTCAAAAGAGCCGTGAGGATCTGGCTCTTAGCCCAGGAGGTCTCAACTACAGCTTGAGTATTCATCAATGGACCCAACTTCAAAAACGTGTGGCCAGTGGGACGTGTCAAGGCCGTCCACGCAGAGGTATCCGTGCATGTGGCGGTAAGACCACCGAGATCTACACAAACATCACCACGGATAGTATGACCCTGGCATTCCTGGAAAGTGTTGGCAACCTGACCACCCATACTCTGAGTTTGAGTGAACCTAGGCGAAACAGCTAGTAGTGGAACATTATGAGGGGACTGAGAGACAACTGTAACCTTGCCTCTAGGGGCGATGCGACCCGGAATGACCACTCGCGGAAACCCATAAAGGTCGGCGGTGTCCTGAGATAACCTAATCATCTCCGTACCATAACGGGAAGACATAGGAGACAACCAATCCTTTGTGGCCGGGTGGGAACGAGAAATGGCGTTGGCAGTTGGGATGACACCTTGACCCTGAGCACAATCGAACGTGAGCCAGATATCCGTAACCCCAGGATTGCAAGCCATGAACAAGGGTAAGAAGCTGTTGAACGTCAAACCAACATCATCAAAAACCACAGTGCCGGCAGCTGGACGGACAAGAGGCACGCAACTCGTCGTGAAATGGTTGTTTTGCAACCCAACGTTGGGCAACGCCGCAATGACTTCAGCCATGAACTTAGAACGAAGGTTGTGATCCGCAGTGTGAAACATGATATCAGCTGGGGTAAAAGGTTTAGCGGCATTGGCAATGGCCAAATCTTGAATCATGCGATGAGTCTTGCCACCACCTCCCACACCGTGGAAAATGTGGAAGGTCACATTTGGATAAGCTAAACCAGTTCCATTGCGCACAAAGTTATCGTACTGCTTAGCCATCTGGTCCAAAGTTCTGGCGGCATCTACGGGATTGAAGTCGGTGAGATCGAGGGCGGCCGGTTTAGCCTTGAAATCAGAAGCAAGAGCTCTAGCATAGCCGGCGTCACGCGCGTTGGGAACGTAAACGATGACCTCCTGTTGGACGGGAACAGCCGGCAAGACAAAATTTTGCAAACGTGCACCCATGGGAAACATTGAAAGAGGGTTGGCCATGTTGCCAACAAGCCGACGATACACACTCGCGAAGCCCTTAGCTGGCAGGTTAACGACTTCGCCAACCTCGATGTCCGAAACAAGACGAGATACCCAGCCAATCCATTCATTACTAGTAGGCGGAACAAAAGCTGGTATACCTTGAACAACCACACCAGTGTTTGTGAAATGAAAAGAGCCATCCTGATTATTCTGAAGGAAGACGGTAAAACTGGGAAATCCCGCGAGACCAACACCTTCGCAATGAGGTGGAACAGCTGGATCATAGTGGCAAGGAGGAGCCACACCACCAGGACCCCGAGGACAAACACCATTGGAAAGGGCACCCCGGACCACATAAGTGCAAGCAAAGAAAGTCATAACCTGAGAGAGATCCTCAGGCGGAACAAATCCAGCCGCATAATTGGCACGATGGGCATAGGGTAAAGAAGAAACATAACAAGCCCAGACCACCGGTGCTCGAACACCTAAGTGGGATGAAAGAACGTCCCACACACACATGTTGTTTGCATCAAGATTGTTGGGTGGATCCTGTAGACGATTCATTAGATTCTGCCAATTTGGGAAGTCTCCTATAACTCGTGGCGGGAGATCATACGCACGCAGAGGGTCCCCGGGAACCTGGACAGGTAGAAAAGGGAGAGGGACAGGCGCAGGTGGATCATCAGGCAACGGAGCCACAGGGGGTAGCGGTTCAGCTGGTTCATAGCTATCAACTGAAGACAAAGTGGGCAAGGCAAGACCTTGATATGAATCCGCATCAGAGGAAGAACTAGAAGAATGAGTCGATGCCGCAGGAGTGGGGGAGTGCAAGTGACACACCATCCCGCAATCCAGATCAGAATGCGATTCGACATCATGAATGGGCTGATAATCAGTGAGCATGCCTGAGAAAAACCTGGATACCCACAAGTAAGCAACGAGCAGAATCAGAATGTTCAAAAGATTACAACAGGAACGAAGAAAAGAATAGCCAACATCATGGGAAAGTTGATGATGTTCAATAGTGCCAGGAGCAACATACACAGTTGAAATGTTGAAATCAGGCTCCAAGTTTGTACCATTAGGCCTGTGGGGCACAATAAATGGAGAGTGAGGTTTCAAAGGTACCATATGCTCAAGATTGTCACCATCACCAATATGATCATGAAAGGCAACGTGGTCTAGATAATAAATGAGAGGATGCGCATGAGGAAAAGCCAGAGTAATGATGGAAAAATTGAGAACGATACAATAAATCCAACTAACTCCCACGCGGTATGTGTGCCTAACGGAGGGGAGCTGATACAGGTGAACAAAGAAATTGTAGTACAACACCTTTACCCATTTAAAACTTGGATAAGAAAGTGAGATACTGGGACCAGTAGCACCCATCCACACAACAAACAGTGTGAATAAAATTCCCATAGGCGAAGTGTTCCAATGAAGGTCAAGAATGTAAAGAGTTTCGGAGATGACATTAGAAATGTGTTGGAAGAAGAATCGAATTAATGGCCAACTAGCCACACCCAGAACCTTCATGAATAGCCAGGCAGCGCAACGTGCAGAAAGAGAAGCAAACCGGGAGAGTCGATCAGCGTCTGGTTGTAATTGCCAAAAAGTCATCTTGTTAGGGCACACACGTGACTTAACGCCAGGCAAGAGTTCATCAGTTAATTGAGCAACCCAAGTCGAACATTCAATTTCCCAGTTGTCGGCCTCATCTTGGTTCATCTGAGAGAATATGGAAGTGTAGGATTGAAAATACCACCGAAAAGGAATGACGGGAATACGCGTCGCCATTGTGAACACCCAACGAACGTAAGTGAAGCCTGAGGAAGCCGAATGGTAATCAATGTCACGAATCCACTTTGCATACAGAGCGCCAGCGCGAACAAAGGAGGTTGGGTAACGCTCAAATATAGCAACCTCAGTAGCAGTGCTCTTACTATAAATGTCACGGATGGAAGTAGAACCAACCCTGGTGATGTAAGTCTGCAAAGCTCTATTCAAACCGGGAGAGGTAAGGCGCTGATACAAAGTGCCCATTGGGTGAATGAACCAAGGTACCACAGAAACATTGCGCAAGCCCATGAGGCGGGATTTCTGAGGCAAGAGAGGTGCACGTGAAATGACGATAAGTTGATGCGCAAAATCCTGTGACAAAAGAGAAACATGAACGCAGGAGTTGCGGGGCGTAATGAGAGCGTCAGTTCGAAGCCACCTATTGCCCGAGACCGGTTGGACATAAGCACTACCTACGTGACCCTCAGGAATGTAAGTTAGCGTGTCACCCTTGATGGTATAACTATACAGAGCCCGGGTTAAACTTGGCAAGCCCCACAAAGTTTCAGGAGGAATAATGGTGGTGGCAACAACATACTCGAGGGTGGGATTTTTATCGAACCAGGAACCAACGACAGAAGCGGAAAGATGATGCAAGGTATCACAAACATACCAAACAGGAGAAAGAGATGATGGTTCCAACTGTGGTAGACCGCCTTCCGTGGGAACAGGCTGACCCTTGTAACGAGTAATGTCCTTCCCTTCATAGCGTGGGGAGAACACACCTGATGGAGCCGAAGCACCACAGGAACGCAAATAATTGATGCGGTCAGCACCTGCGAAAAGAGCATACCACTGCCCCTGCAACGACTTAGCAGCCATAGCCATATACTTGTTACGAAGAGCATAGTGCACAGGATGGCTGTGAGGTTCAGCATGAGGTGGCGGATCAGAAATACCTGCTTCTCGCAACAAGGGGCGGAGCTTGGTAGGAACATCATATGGGCACTGCTGGCGAGCTGAAGCCAACCCTTTGCCATATGCACCCATATGCATGGACAATATCACGGACTTAAGTGGGGAATCAGCATAAAAATTCGGATCCAAGGAACCGGCTCCATACCAACCCTCAGGAAGGCGAGAAACACGGAACAACCTGCCATGGTAAGAATGGCCAGGTAGGATGTGAAATTTATGAGGAGCCACACACACAAGGCGGACAAAGGGCCATGGAGAGTGAAGCAGGGCAAAGCGACGGACCTCGCTGGCAGATAGCCAGTCAGGTAGAATTTCCCCAAAATAAAGGTTGTCCAAGGTTTCCTGTGAAAAGGATTGCGGAGAGGAAAATGGATCAATGCCACGGATCGTCAATGATCCCCGTAAAGCGAGTACGGGCCACCAACAGCGTCCGGGGTCAGAGGGTCTAATGGGGAAAAGAGAAGGTTGTGCCGGGGGGAAGACCAGTACAAGGAGTCGTGCAAAAAACACGAAAGGGAGGAATGCGACGATAAGAACAGGGGTACACACAACATGGGCTACTACTACGAGTAGCGAAAGCAACCTGCGCAAAGCGCAGGGGTCGAGGAGGGGGCTCATGCCCCCTATGGGGTTTAATCGGCACATTGAGGTTCTTTATACACCCGCAAAT